TGCTCTTCTTGCTTCTCCAGTTCCTTGATCTTGGCTTTCAGATCAAACAGCATCTGACAGGCTTGCTCAACGCTTTGAGAGGCCATCTTTGCTGTACCAGCTACTGAGGCAGGGTAGAGCAGTTTGGTCTGCTCTAGGTCTTCTGGTGGCAGTGTTGTGCCATTCTGTACGTGTGTCCAGACTTCGGACATGGTGCGGATATGGTCAGCCTTCATCTGATCGGTGACCTCGACAGGGATGATGACCAGTTCTTGGCCACCGAACAGCACAGCCAGATAGACTTTGTTCACGCCAACGACTGTTGCTTCGTGGATACACTGAGCCATGTCAGCAGGTGGCATCATGCCAGTGTCAGGATCATATTTTGATCTTGTGACTGCGTTATAGTTTTTACACTCGACCAAGACTCTTTGAATATCTTCGTATCCCTCAAAGTCTAAGTGGGTCTTGAGCCATGTGAGTTGTGTATGTCTGAATGCTTCTTCACGCTTTGTCAGTTCAAAGCCAAGACGCTGTGCAGCCAGTTGGCCAATGATTGGTTCCATCACGTGACCCATCTGGACAGCCTCGATGCCGGACAGATCGGGAATAGGCATCTTGCCCAGCTTGGTCAGGATAACTTCGTTGGCTTTACCGGATGCTATGCGTCTGGCATCGCCTGACCACATGGCACTGTTACGGGTTTCTGGGGTGAAATCACTCATTCTTCTTCCCTCGCTTTTAACATTGCGTCTGCAATTTCGTAACAACTGCTTGCTAAATTTGATTGACCTTGCCAATCAATTTCAGAACTAGCCATTATTCCCTGCAATGCCTTAGCCGCAAAGTAATCACGCATACTGATGCCCAACATATATTTAACGGTTTCTCCATCATCAATGGAAGATGGAAATGCTGGCGGGTTGGTGGGTTTGTTGAAATCACTCATGTCTAATGTCTCCTGCCAAGAGTTCTTGCGTTTCTTCCAAAGTGAATTGGGGCGGGGTGAGTTCTTCATAATGCTCACCAAGGGGTGTACAGCGGCCTGAGAGCTTGCGTTCATGGGTGGCAAAGGGTAAGTCTAGGATGGGCAAAAGATCGCCTGTAACGAGCGATATTGGCCGTTCATATCCACAGCGAGATAGCATAAGGTCATTGGGGGATGCTTCGGAGAGAAGCCAGTGCTTGCAGTTCTTACAGAGTTTCATGGATAACTTCCTTTTGAGATGATGCACGATAGTGTGCGAGAGAATGATAACACGATTCAGATAGTGTATTGCTTTATCTTCTTATCCTCCTTTGGTTTGGGGTTATTGGGTTTTACAGTATCTACACCTAGTTTGCCTAGTACTTCACGCCAGGCTTTCTGGGCAGGGATGCATAGTTTGCCTCCGGCTTCTTCTTTAGCTTTGAGTTTGTATGCCCATTCTTTGCTCATGCTTCACCTCTGGCTCTGATGTAGCCGGCAATCGTATGGTCATATACGTTGATATATTCAGCCACCTTTGCACAGGCTTCACGTTCTTTGGCGGCTACCAGTTTTGCAAAGGCTTCAAGCATTGATAACAATTGCTTGTCAGTAAAGTACATTGGGTTCATATCAGCCAATGGGCATCCCGCCTGTCTAGCTAGCTCAATAATTTCATCTTGTGTCATGCTGCTGTCTCCCTATACAGTTTGGATTGATTGTGTCTTTTCCTGATCATTCTTACTTTCACTTTGATTCCTTTCGGCAATACAAGGGCTACGATAGGGATGATGATAGGTAATAGCATCATTCTTATCTCAACCTTGTGGGGTTGTTATCAATGGGGTTTGACCCTTATTGACATGCACTGCTTTATTTATCGACCCAGAGAATGTGTCTCTGCAACACCCTATCAGCCTATCTAGTCGTTTATCGCTTGTGGTGCAACACTCACGCAGCCGTCCCCCTTGGGTCAAGCTGAACCGCTTTACTCCCACGCCACCACAGTCAGGGGTGCTTGTTATCGTATGGGGTACGGTTGTGTAAAAAGGACAATAAAAAAGCCCCTTACAACTGCCCTCGGTAGAAACCCATTGGTGTAGACCAAGGGCGAGAGCATGTGTAAGAGGCTTAGACATAGTTGCTTTCTACGACAACGGTTAAAAATATATCACGACTTAACAGGACTTGTCAAGAGTCGCCAGGCAGTGGCGGCACACAAAGGGACTTGTCCATTTCCAATGGCTTTAAGTCTGTCCACTCTAGAGGCCAACCCATCAACCACTCTGTCCACGTTGGGTTCAGTTTCCCACCATTGTGCAGACCCGATACTTGTTCCCCAAGGTTGCCCTTGCCCCTGTCCCTCAACGCATGGCGAGAGTCTTGGGCTTTGGGTGTTCCCCACATATTCCGAATTGGATATTTCTGAGCAAATCCCGCCAAATTCATTGTGTACCTTTTCCCCGCCAATGTTGATGGACTGTTGTGATTTGCCCCGCCCGTACTGCTTGTAGGCGTTGGAACTAGCGACAATCCATATTCGTTCTCGTTTGTGCTTTGCACCAATGTCGGCAGCAGATACAACTCCCCACCTACTGTCATACCCCATTGAGGTAAGGTCTGCAAGGACTCGTTCAAGTCCTCTAGTAACGAGCATTGGACTGTTCTCCACAAATGCGAATCGGGGTCGAACCTCGCCAATAATCCTTGCCATTTCTCGCCACATTCCTGATTGTTCTCCGTCAAGTCCGTCCCCTTTTCCTGCAACGGATATGTCTTGACAGGGAAACCCGCCCGATACAACGTCAACAATTCCTGCCCAAGGTCTTCCGTCAAAGGTTTGAACGTCATCCCAAATCGGGAAAGGCGGGAGAATTCCGTCATTTTGTCGGGCGAGCAATACGCTTGCGGGGTAAGCTTCACATTCAACGGCGCAGACTGTTCGCCATCCAAGAAGTTTTCCCCCAAGTATTCCACCACCTGCACCTGCGAAAAGAGCCAACTCATTCATCATCCCCCCAAGATCAATAGAACGGCTAAGAAGCCTACGACAAACGCTGCCAGGCAGTAGAGAACCACTTCATGCGTAGGCATTGGTTCTACCCATTGGGGTTCTTTTGGGAAAGCATCCATCAGAGTACGGGGGAATTGTCTAAAGTTGTCATCATGGAATTTAAATTTGATCATATGGTTACCTTTAAGGGTTCATTATCACGATAGGCTTTGTTCAGTTCAATGTGTTGCACATATATATCCGCAGAATACTTGTGCCACCATCCCACATCAAGACCATAGTCTGTGGTGTGTTGATCTAACCCTCGCTTGAGGGTATTTACCGCATGGGTTTCGCTCTCACCATAAGCGGTAAAAGTAAAGTTAGTTGATTCGTAAGTGGCTTTGACAATCATGGGGCAAACTCCTCACTTTTTAATGCTTGCAAACACTCCTCATATGTCCCTTGAAACTCAGGGCGTGATGACTCTTCATTAATAGGGACAATGATGTACTCCCTGTCAAAATGGGAAAAGACAATTTTGTGCGTAATCATGGGGCTTACTCCTTGAACATGATTTCGGTTGAAATGTAATCTTTCAAGATTTGCATAATCAAATGTTCTTTATCTCCTGAGAAATAAATACCCGCCACTCCTCCATCTTCTTTACCTAATTCATCTTGAATAAGAACACAGGCGGCATTTAATGCGGCTTCAGCAAGTAGTTCTATAAAATTGTTGCTATAAGTTTTCATGGGTACTCCCTTAGATTGGTTTTAGTGCATTGGATAACACACCCGATAACCCTCATGTAAGGGCTATCAGTTGGGTTATTCTTTTACTTGCTCATAGATGTAATCTGTGACCATGTGGTTTGCTATTTCGTACCAATTGACCTCTTGCAAGAATGCCCTTGCATAGTCCTCCATAAGAGTAGATGGTGCTCTCTCATCATAGCGATGACCTTGGCACTCAAAGATGTAATATTCTGCTCGCTCTTGCAATGCCTCTGCTAATGTGTGAACGCAGATCAATTCGGGGTCTACCTTATCCTCCACGCCATCAAAATCTGACAATGGCAAATTGTCAAATATCTCAAGATTTACCCGCCAAGTGGCATAGTTTGACCAACCGTTATATTTAGTGTCTGTCATGGTTACTCTCCTTTGATTTAACAATGCACTATTGCATTGCATAATAGTATAACGTGATAGATACTCAATCAGTTGACAAATTACAAATAATATTTTCTATCGGCAGCCTGGTTGCGTTAGAAAAACTCTATAGTTGTATTTATGCGATTGTCAGTTAACTGTCAGCATACTCTATATAATGATGTTACATACCCTAAGGCTTATATCATGTGATAGCATCATAGTGATTAATTGATATATCAACGATTGGTACATCATGGGGTTGAGCTAAAGATATTCCGCTTATCGTTCTCAGTACAATAAGCATAATCCATGCCTGATATGGTGCTATGTGATGCTATACGTGCTATATAGTACATAAGGCATAATGGAATGGACAAGTGAATGGGATGTCAGCTCTGTGTGGTGTGACCCCCACTTTTCGCCCACCCCCAAAAAAAATACTGGTATTCGGATAAGATGTGATTTACATCAAGAAGTGTGTGGATTGGCAGGTATGAAGTCGGTCATGTGGCCTCTGAGGTAAGGTGTCTTGCAAGCCAGCCTATCCCAAGTCATTCACTCCGATGCTCTGTGTGGATCGCAACCACAACAGTCCATACTCTTGTTGGTGCATGTGTTAATATCTCTGTATGTGTGTATTAAGGGATAGATCATGTTAGAGATTGCTATAGAGAAGAGAGTACCAATACCAGCGATACGTAAGGTATATGCTTATCCGTATGAGAAGATG